AGTGGAACAAAGCATTTAAGATGCCTTTGACTGCTTTCTGTGAACCAAAATACGTTGACCCAGAGACGGTAGAGATTTACCAGGGGTCTTTATGAATGAAGATTGGCGAGATCCAAATGTTCTAGGCGGTCTTATCCTAGCGATCCTTTTAGTGGGAGCAACTTTTACACTACTAATAGTAGAGCGCTTTTAAACGCTTATTAAATAATAGAAAGGAAGGAACATGGCTACATTTACATTTCAAAACAGCGACGGACCTTATCCGCTCTTTCCGACCACAATTACACCGACAAGCTTTGAACTACGTCATAGACGAACTACCCTCGTCGCAGACTCTCGGTCAATGCGTCGGCAGTCGCGGTCTGTTGGTGGTGTACGAATTGAAGGCACATTCAGGTTTCCTCCTCTCCCAACCGCTGCTTACGCTGAGATGATTGCATTTTTTAGGCAACTTGATGGGCGCAGTACAATATTTGCATTACGTATACCTAGCCTACGGTCAGACAACGCGGTTGATTCGTCACTACGTATTGGTGAGTACTACAACAGGTCATCAACAGACAGCGCCATTGCTAATCAGCTTGTTCAGTATGTCGGGCTTTCTGGTTCAACTGTTGTATCTGATCCCCCCGCACGCTACACCGGAACGGTGGCGCTTCGCACACACGCACAGCAGTTACCGACTTTGCGGTGTTCCCTGGCGACAGACGCCCCAAGCGTTGAATATAGTGATGACGGTTTTGTCCGGGTTTCACTCGATGTAATTGAGAGGTGGTAAATGAGAACAACAAAAGACTTTGCGCTTGAATGGCTGCGTCAAGACGAAGGTTTAGTGCTTCAGCCTTATAAGTGTAGCGCCAACAAAACAAGCATTGGTTATGGCCGTAATTTAGAGGACTGCGGAATTAACCAAGACGAAGCCGAGTTAATGTTAAAAAACGATTTTGATACAGCACGTTTAGACGCTATTAATTACGTTGGCAGTGAAGTTTACGTAACTCTTAGCGAACAACAACAAGCGGTTGTCGTTTGCATGGCGTTCAATCTTGGGCTAACCAGGCTTAATAAATTTGTGAAACTTAAAGAAGCAATTAGGCAACACGACTTTGCTGAAGCAAAAGTCCAAATGCTTGACTCAAAGTGGTCGGGGCAAGTGGGCGCTCGAAGCCAACGATTAGCTTTTTTTATGTTGCAACAATAGGTAATACCTATATACTGTTATGTATGAAAAAAATGACATTTGAACAGTTTATGATGCAGCGTGGCGACTTAATGCGATTTTTGATAAGCATAAAGTTAGCGGCGGCTGTGGGTGACAATGACGCCGTAGTGAGTATGGTCAACCGAGCGTTTATAGATCATCTTGACTATTTGGAAAGTACAAACGATTTGATGTCAGAATTCTTTTTGAGTGAAATGTAACGTGGACTACGCCCACTCAGACTATCGTGAATTTTATATTCACACCCCACCACCAAACCAACAAGATAACCATCCTCGGATAATTATGAGGACGCTAGACGGCTATGTAGTGTTTGGTAAACAGAAACAAGACGAACTTCGTGCCTTGTTAAATGAAATTGAGTTGGAGAGTAAATGTGGTTGATCAAGTAACACTTTTAGTTGAACTAGAAGAACTTACAGGTGGTCCTTTGGCTACAGCAAGGCTACTGGCGGTTGATTACACAGGTAGTTATGCCAAGTGGAAGTCAAAAAGAAAATCACTACCTCGGTATATACGAAGTAGTATCTTGGCACACATCTCTTTACTTAAAACAAACACTAGTTATATCGAAGAACGCGCTACTATTTAGGAGTTTTTATGAATATTATTATAGCTGTTTTATTCTTTGGGCTTTTTGCTGTTGGTTTATCGGGTGCTTATTTAATTGTCTGTGACAAACAAAAAGCGTGGGAAGAGCGTAACCGCGATCAGTGAGTTTAGTTATTTTGTAAATCTTCGATAGCTATAACGAGTAGAGTTGTTAGGAAAAAAAAGATCATTAAGGTCATTACTTTTGTGGCTCATTGGATTAAGTGAGGCGAGATTTTAGTCAGTTGCCGGCACATAAACCAATTACTTTTTTGCACTCCGTGTATGCCATAAGTGGATGTAGAGACGCCGTTTTATGGTTTAAATTCCTCCACAGATTCGACTATTTGTTTCATTAAATGAATATTGTAACCTTTAAAGTACAATTGACCGGTCATAGCGTCCCCCTTCCCTTCTTCATGCCCCACAAGCCAAGCCACATGCTGTTCAGTCCATCTATCCTTAGTGTTACCCGCCCAAGTTATAAACGTAACACGAAGACTGTGGAAGGTAAGCGCCCTATCGTCAACCACACTTCTTTTAGCTTTCCCAAAGCGTTTGGAGAAATCACTGCCCTTACCCTTCGCAACCCATGATGGATGGGCCTCAGTTACCGCCTCAACGAGTCTATCCGGTATCGGCACTAACCGTATGCCCGCAGGAGTTTTCGCGTCTACGACGTTCAGACAGACGATTCCTTTGTGTGTCTCTAGCTTGCTACTAAATAGCTCACCTTGCCTAACGCCCGTTGAACGAGCTAGGTTTGAAATAAGATCATCATGGGGGTGTTTGTTGAGTGCCATACGACCAATAATCTCTCTTAGCATATCGTCCTCCATAAACTTATAATGGACTGCGTCGCTCTTACCGAGATCAATATTTTGGAAAGGATTTCGTATTTGATCGTTGATAAGCTCCCTGTCTTGAGCGTAAAGAAATAGTCCCTTTAAACATGATAGGTAGGTTGACTTTGTGCTGTTAGATTTATCAAGTGTGTCAAGCCATCTTATAACCTCGCCTTTTTTAATCGACTCAAGTGACCTGTCGACAGCGTCACCTAAAAACAGATCAACAGACAAAGTATATTTATCAAGGTGCAAATCTGTAATCGTCCCCTTTTTGTGCGGAAGAATAGCCGATAGTGCTTGTCTAAGTGAATACTCAAATTCTTCGGGAGGCGTTTCGTTTTGTGTGACTTTTCGCCAAGCCCAGAACGCTGCTTGATCTTCATGTGAATAATCACTAATAACTGCTCGAGCTTCGTTCTGTGATTCGACGGCGGCATCAGATAGCTCGTCAATAAGACTTTCGTTAACAAAGCGATACGGGTTGGATAAGTCTTCCCCTTTTAGGAGTGCTAATTTTGCGTTGTAAACATCGGGAGCTAATTGGCTCCGCGCTAAAGTTTCCCACTCCAAGTTAATCGCGTCGCGGCGACGACACGCTGTGAGATAGTCTCGCGTCTCGAGATTTATTTGTATTAATTCTTGACCTAAAATTTTATGAAGATTTTTAGGAGGTCTACGTATAAACCAGTAGACTTTATATCGTTGTTTGATGTATTTTACGCGCACTTAGAAACACCTGGTTAGTTTAATTAATAAGTTTACAGTTAAGTTTACAGGTTTTGTGTATCGGAAGGTAGGTATCTAAAGAGTTTGCGGACTAAAGAGTTCTTTTATTTAGGCTCCCTCATCCCCGACCAATCCACACAACCCAGTGTATTCAGGGCCTCTAGCCCTCCCTCTTTATAAATGTTTACAGTTTTGTTTACAGATTTGTTTACAGATTTCAATAATGTATAGATGCTGTACTTTTGCTATGCGACAGTAACTAGATTTAGTCTTCAAGAACACTGAGATTAAACCCTCTACTTCGGTCTTCTGGCCGATAAATAGCTTCGAAATAACTTTTTAATTCATAATGTCTAACACATTCCTTTGCAAAAGCGTGTGTGTCTACGCCTAATATACCCGCCCACAAATCTACATCTGCCGACGGTATACGGACGCGTCCTTGCTCTATTTGTGAGATAAAACTGACATATTTTTGATCGGCAAGTTGTGCCACGTCGTGTTGCGTAAGTCCGGCAGCTACCCGTAAACTCTTGACTAACAGCCCCATCTCCTGCCTTTTTGCAGCATCGTGACGTTGATTTTTTGGCCTCGGCTTCTGATGCACGTTTTCTTTAGTAATCTCGCTTGAGATACTCATTGTTTTTGCCTTTTTTAAAAGTTTTTATTATAGGTAATGCCTATAGTATAGAACATATCTATAGTAATTTCACGCTAAACAGCGTTTAAATCTTCATATATGTGAATTACACATGAATTTATTTTTAAACACAAATGAATAAAAAATAGTTTACATTCCTCAGATAGTGCTTTACTGTATAAAAAGTGTCCAAAAATGACGAACTGGTGGACAGTACGACCCTCGGTTATTAAGTAGGGGAGGCAGTAAAGTGATTGTATGTGGTATGTGTTTGTGTTGTGCAACCAACAACAACCAACAACAACAATCAACAACTAGCAACAAGATAGGTAGAGGAGAAAGTAATGCAAGGGGAAATAAAGGAAGAGTTTTGTTGTGGCAAGGAGCAGACGAGAGAGCAGTACGCTTTCACGGTCTACTTAACTTGTCCGCAGCAGACCGATCAGATGCTTTGGTGGTGTGCCAAGACTGATGACCATAAATTAACTTACTAGGGGTAATAGTTATGAACAGTAAAAAATGCTTTACAGTTGGACAAGAGGATAGGACTTGTTGTTGGTGGATGATGTCTCTTTCGCTACTTACGGTAGTGAAACGGGGGTTGTCCAATGAACTTAGAACATGAGCTTATTGAAGTCCTTTGGGAACACCGTATGTCAGTTGACGGTGAAGACCACTACAAAAAAACAATCGAAAATAAAACAATCAATGAAACAAAGCTTGGTGAACAGCTTTTACAAAAGATTGCTGTTTCAGTAGAAGTAGAAATAGATAAGCGTCAAAAGTCAGCCAGTAAATCTTTATTCTCAGGTCGCTCGGGTAAAAGAGAACATTGGTGTCACTTACTCCCGATGGTAAAATCATACGAATCTGCTTTTTGTATCACAGAATCACTGATGTATGAGCTTTCAAAGCCTAACCCACCCACCTATCACCATCTGTGTCTAGCATTGTCTGAGGCTTTTATTCGTGAGATACGTTTCCAAAACTGGCGAACAGCCAACAAAGGTTATGCATCTTACTTTTTAAAGAAGAACTCAGAAGCGTTAGCGTCGAAGGGTCAGCATCTTCGTTTTGCTCGAAAAATGGAAAAGAAGATTGAGGAATACCTTAACGGTGATGACTACGACCTCGGTCGTCGAGCGCGTCTTTCTTTGGGAGCGTTGTTGTTTGATTGCATTAAAATCGCACAACCTGATTTGATCGAAGAAAGAAAGCGAATGGCACCCAAAGGCATGTGGAAGGCGTCTGTTATCTATTGGACCGATAGCTTTCTGGATGACATAAGTCGACTACACGCTGTTGCTTCGGTCGCCCAACCGGTGAGACGACCTATGTTAGTGCCACCCAGACCTTGGAAGCGTGATGCTGATGGGAAAATAAAAGGTGGTTATTACTTGTTGGAGCAAAAGGTTTACCGGACTGATTGGCAACCTCACGTTTTTGATCCGAGTGATGAAGCTCTTGAGGGGCTTAACATTATTCAAGCAACTCCGTGGAGAGTATGTGATCCGGTCCTACAGTTTTTAAAGCGTAACCCACAATGTGCGCCTCAGTACCCTCGCTCAAAGCCTAAGAAAATGGCTAAAGAGCAGTGGGAGTCGCTCGATGACGAAACAAAAATAAAGGTACAGCAACAGTTTAGTGATGATCTGGCGATCTTCACAAGCACTACCAGTAAGGCAATGACCTTTGAGCGACAGATGCTACAAGCCTGTGAGCTTGAGGATAAAGTCTTTTGGCAGCCCCACGCGTTCGATTTTCGAGGCCGTTTATACCCTTCAAATCAGATGCTGACAAGCCAAGGTGACCATGTCGCCAAAGGGTTGATACAGTTTGCCAACGGTAAACGATTAGGTGAAAGCGGTCTAATGGCTTTAAAGCTTCAAGTCGCTAACACCTTTGGGTGGGACAAAGAACTGTTAGAGGTTCGAATAGCGAACGTCGACGCCATGCTTGATGAGATCATGGAGTTACCCTACTGTGACACGATTGCAAACAAACTCATTGAAAATGCTGATGAGCCTATGTCATTTTATGCGTCCGCTTGGGAACTATCTAAATGTTTGTCGTCTGATGATCCAACTGAATACGTGAGCTACACACCGATTGCGGTCGACGGAGTCACTAACGGTTTACAACTGCTGTCACTCTTGTCAAAGGATTCGGTCGGAGCGGAAAAAACTAATTGTACGGCTTCTCCGGCCAGAAACGACCTGTACATGGAAGTAGCAGTAAAAGTCATAGAAATTATGACTCGCCTACGTAATGACTCTGAGACTGACGCTGAAACATTAGCGGCCATCGAAGCCTGGTGGCCAAAGATGCAGATACCAAAAAAGGCTCGTGGCATAACTAAACGGCCACTGATGACAACGAGCTACGGCGTCACTAAAGAAGGCATACGGGAGCAACTAGTTAGTGATCGCATGGTTGATGATATTGTTGTTCCCAAGTGTTTTAGTCATCTACGGCCAAAACAAGCTAGACACAAACTCGCCGGCTATATGCGCGATTGGATCGTGGAAGGTCGTGTGGAGGCGGTCAGTCGCTCAGTCATTGTGATGGATTATTTAAAGAAAACAGCAAAAGTCTTAGCGGATAATGGCACACCGTTGCAATGGGTCACCCCTGATGGTTGTGAGATAACACAAAAGTATGTTGTCTTAAAAGATCAAAAAGTCAGGACATTTGACAACTGGATGCGCCGGTTACGAACAAGGACGGACAAGCTTTCGCCGTCTAAAAATGCGGGGGCTGCGGCCCCTAATGTTGTTCATTCGCTAGACGCGTCGATGTTAAGAATGACGGCTGTACAGCTTAGTGAGCGTGGCATTACGGACATGGCTTTTGTTCATGACAGTTATGCTGTACATGCGTGTCACTTGGATGCGTTAAATTTAGTGTTACGGCAAGTCGCTGTAGATATGTTTAAAGGCGATTGGCTCAACGACTCTTTTTTTGAGGGTCTTAACTGGTTGGTTGAGGATAAGTTTGTCTTACCTGAACCGCCACCCCAAGGCACGTTGGATGTCGAGTCTGAAATTCCACACGCCATTTATTTTTTCTCATAACTACAGGTATTACCTATATGCGTAAATCAATAGATCAGTACAAAGCCGAGCAACAATGTGACGTTGCTGTCTTTCATCACGTCGACGGGTGTTACAGCACAATTGGTCGTTTACCAGAAGGCGCTGAAGTCGCGTCAGTCTGTTACACCACCGACGACAAACGATTAATTGTCAGAGACATTGCACGTCTTTCTGACATGGTTCGCCATTACAAACAAGGCTTCTTAGTGCTCGATGGACAGCCCACTTTGGCTGATAAGCCCAAGCCTAAAACGGCTAAAAAGAAAGCAGTGAAGGCTGATGACGAACTGGTGGTCAGTATGACCAAAGAACAAAATCCTTAATTTTCCGATGGAGGAATACAAGCATGTCAATTAAAACTAGTTATTTTAAATGTGTCACACAGCCCTTTAGTGTGAGTTACCCAAGCCTTCACAAGCCAAACACCGAAGGTAACTTCCCAAGCGGCAAGTACGAAGTCACTG